AAAAGGGTTCAGGCAGTGACCGCTAGCCCTAGTGGGTACTACTTAATAGACCTTATTAAGTAAACCTATGGAATAGCGTGAAAAGCATAAAACGAGTTAATGTATTAAAGGTAGACCCGAGTGTAGGAGTCACAAGGGGCATGGTAGAAGGGCTAGCCTCAAGTTATGGGGAGTCTGGACACCGCGCCCCTGTTGTCCTTGGGCATCCAAAAGACAACGCACCAGCTTGGGGGTGGGTGACAGCTTGTGAGGCAGAGGGTGACAACCTATTCTGTGACCTCGATGTAACCCCTGAGTTCCACACACTGCTATCAGAGGGTAGGTTCAGGGAGCGGTCTGTTGCTTTCTACGACAGTCAACCCCCTGTCCTTAGACACCTAGGCTTCTTAGGTGCTACACCCCCTAGAGTCAAAGGGCTTGAGCCTATCAACCTTAGCGAGTATGACAACTATACCGCAGAGTATAAATACCTAGAACAATCTATTGAACCTAAAATGGAAGAGTTTCTGAAACCCGTAGTGTTGTACGCACTATCAGAGCAGTTACCCGGATTGACTGCCAAATCATTTAAGTCTGAACCCCAACTGGTAGGGTCTGACACTATTACCGGAGTAGTGACCCTTAGCGATAACAGCGAGTACGCCTACACCTTAAGCCGCGAGGGTACTGGTTGGGTAGCTAGCTCTACCTTGAGTAATCCCGAGGTTATCGAGTTGTCCGAGAGAGTTAAGCAACTTGAGTCCTTACTGGCAGAGTCTGCCAACACTAAGCTAGTAGATGGCATCTATGAGGCTAACAAACTAACCGAGGCTATTCTGCCCAAGTGTGATTGCCATAAGTTACTAGCCGAGGACTCCACTGGTGTAGCAGTAAAGTTACTTCAGAACTTACCGTCTCTTGTCACTAGCGACCAGACAGCAGTTACTAGCCCAGTAGTGGAACACCCTGGCAGTAGCAGTGGGCAATTTGAGTTTGCAGAGAATGCCTTGTTTGAGGTAGTGCAAGCCAAAGCCTTAGCCCTAGGGTTAGACCCTCAGAACCCCGTTCACTTTACCCAAGCTTTCCAAGCCCTATGATTAACACACTCGTATTATCTGTTAAAGCTACCGCCGCCCTTACTGCTAACTCAGTTTGTCGGTTCAGTGGTGGCTACTCGGGTACTACTCCCTATATTGGGGTAGTACAAGCTGACACTGCTATTGGCGATATGGCTACTGTTACCGTTACTGGACTGTTTCCGGTCAAACTGGTAGCTGGTCAAACTGTGGCAGTTGGTGAGGTTCTAGGTATTAATGCCTCTGGTCAAGGGGTAGCTAATGCTGATGGCGGCAAAGTTGCTGACTTCAAACCCGTGTTGTTTACAGAGGCAGGTTACGCCTACGTTGTACTAGCTTAAGAAAATGTTAAATTTAAAACAGACTCGCATCATTGACCCCCTGTTAACTAACCTGGCACACGGGTATATCAACCCTATTCCGGGAGTAGCTGATTTTATTGCCCCGGCTGTCCCTGTTAACCAACGTGCAGGACAAGTTATCCAGTTTGGGAAAGAGGACTTTGCTATTAGAGAGACAAGACGCGCTCCTGGTGCTGACATCTTGCGCTCTACCCCTAGCTACAAGCCTGTACTGTTCAGCCTGTACCAAGATGCCCTAGGTATCGAAGTACCTTATGAGCATATCGAGGAAGCAGGGGCGGCTAACCTACCCCAGTTACAGCAAATTGCTTTGACCCAAGTGCTTAACCAACTGATGTTAAGTTGGGAGGCAGAGGTTATCGATATGGCGACTGATGCCGATAACTTTGAGACCAGCCTGACCTCTAGCCCCAGTGTCAAGTGGGATGCTGCTACTGGCGACCCCTTTAAAGACGTGATTAGTGCCAAAGAGGCGGTACGTTCTCAAAGTGCCGTCTATCCTAACAGTATGGTGTTATCGCCTACTGTCTACCACGCCTTACAGCAAAATGCCAAGATTCGGGAACAATTCCAGCCTACCTCTAGCCGGGTTATTGGCTTAGATGACTTAGCTGCCTACTTTGGGTTATCCCGAGGTATCCGTATTGCTGAAAAAGTCAAGCTCAATGCTGATGGTAGTTTTGCAGACCTCATGGGAGATACTGCCCTACTGTTCTATGCCCCGCCTAGTAATGCTGCTTCCAGCCTTAGCCCTAGCAACAGTATGTTATCGGCGGGTATGCCTAGCTTTATGTATAGCTATGTTAACCGGAACTACCCGGTAGTAACACCTATGCGAAACGATGATGACCGTCGAGTAGTCAAGGCAGAGGTGTTGTATGAGCATCAGGCTGTCATTACTGGCATTGGTTTAACTGGTAAAGCAGGTGCCGCCTACCTGTTGACCAACCTCCTAACCTAAGCTATGCTTTGGCGGTACTAGGGTACTATTGAGGTAGTACCTTAGTAAACCATTAAAGTGTATGGCGGTGGCAACAGTTAGCCAATTTATTGAATATGTGGGACATAATGAGGCAGCACAACTTACTCACGTAGACAACCCTGATATCGACAGTGTGGATTATGCCAAGGTTCAGGCAGGTTTGGATAGTGCTTACAGCCTGCTAACCCAAAAGGTCAGCCCTAGTTGGTCAATGTTTGCAGAGGCACAAATTCGCCTGACTCGCAAGTTACTAGACCCATACACCACTAGGGAGGTAGTAACTAAGGGTTATGAGGAAGTATGGGAGTGGATAGCCAACAGAACTAAGCCGATATTATGGATATAAGTGCTTTGGTCAGCAGAGACCAATCCTATTTTAACAACCTGGTTACTCAGGGGACACTGACGGTGTTCTTGAGTGAGTCAAACCTCAACCTAGTTGCTACTGCCACAGTGGCGGCTAGTGATACTGGTAGCCTAGTTACCATTACTGCACCATTTAACCCCGCCAGTTCTACCAGAGTCTCACTACTACAGGTACTAGAGAAGTCCCCTAGTGACCCCACCGAGTACAATGTTGTATGGGCATCAGTAGATACTGCCACTCTGACCCC